CTCATCATATCATAGGTTTGAAGGGCATCTTTGAAATCAGCCCCATGAATTCCAAGGGCGACGCGCATCCACATATGCTGAGGACGCTCAATAATACGCCCTTTGACTTTCATCAAATAACTCCTTTCAAGAGTCTTGAATCCAAAATAGTCAAAATCGTAATCGCGACTGTAATCAATAACTGAATTTAATTTTTCTTTATTTTTCATAACATTGTCGTAAAGTTCAACACTTATCAAAGGACAATGTCTGCCATCGACATCTTTGTTGTCATACAAGATTTGGATTGTCTCACTAAATGATGGGGAAGTGTTTTTATGATGATTTGAAACAATAATACGTGATGCAAGTTTTCCATAGTCAGGATTATCCACAATCATACTACTACACATGTGCGCTGCAAGTTCATCCAATTCAGTGGTTTTTACACCATCATAAATTCTGCTACAAACCTTTTGAGCAATTTCAAAAACATTAACATCAATATCTTTGGAAAGTATCTTGATTCGATTCAAAACTTTGTCAAAGCTAACATCCTCGAAATCACCGTTTCTTTTGACAACGCGCATATTAAAGTTTAGATAATATATGTTATGACTTTTTAAATAAGTTTATTTCAATTTTTATATTTGCCTAAAATATTCTCAATTTGAATATGAAGTTCTTCAAAGGAACCATCATTGACAATAATGTCTTCGGGATCTATTTTTTCGAGTTCAACTTCGGATATATGTTTATCACCATCATCTACGTCAGACTTTATTATCTTTATAACTAAACTGTTGGAAATACCTGCTATAGCGCTGTATTCATGTAAAAACCGCATATCTGAAATTACAATTCGGTCACTATCCTTGTTATATTTTGCTAACAAACTTCTGGAAAAAAACTCTCTTCCAATTTCTGGCAATATTTTTTGAATTTGATATTGCATTATTTCACTTCCAAAAAACTGCAATGTTTCTCTTGGTGTTATCTGCCAACGTGGATCAATTTGTTCCTTGTTAGTTTCAATTTGTTCATCAGAAAACCCAAACAAAGCTTTGACAGCAGCCTTTAAAGGTTCTGCAAATTTGACATTTTGATAACCATATTTTTGATGTAGATAGTCTGCGATCGTATCTTTCCCAACTCGTTTCTTACCGCAAAGGGCAATAACTCTGGGAAGAGAATTCATTACACATGTATCACACATTCTTTTTATAGTTATAAAAAAATAACAACATCAATTTTTATATAGGATTCTCATATTTGTTCATTACGTCTTCTGGTAAAATATATGTACGATAACTATATAATTTTTTGTAACATTTACTTATTGTAACCATGGAAATATCACATGCTGCTGCCAGCGCTTTTTTCTCAATAGGAATTTTGGATATATTACATACAAGGTAAATACATCCAGCAGCGATACTGGGTGGGGTATTTTCAGATATAATTGATAATTCATTCACCTTGTTTACTACGTCCATACACATTGTTTTCGTATCCTTATCTAAATTCAATTTCGAGCAAAATCTTTGCACGAAATCACTGGCATTGCTGCTAGCCAATTCCATTTGTAGAATTTCTTGAAATTTCTTGCAACCTTTTGTCATCGTTGTTGGCTTTATATTAAACATTTTAGCAATTTCTTTTGCACTTCTAGGAACATTATGCGTCTTACATGACATATAAATACTCGAGGCAATTAAACCACTTCGATTCTCTCCTCTTGATAGTTTCAACTCACTAAATTTTTTATATAAAGCTTTTGCTTCATCAATAATTGTAGAGGGTATACCACTGTTAACAGCATTTACTGTCAAAGTGTCAAATATGTTATAAAGTGTTCGTTCTTTATATGTCATGGAGTTCCACATTTGATATTTGCGTAGTATTCGCATCTCATAACATTCACCATTTTTATTACCAATGATTGTACCGAGAGACGATTCAGGGAGCAACTCACTCGTTGGAAGACCACAACGTGTTGGATCACTTGCCTTGCTATCCTCATGTCCATAAAATCTCCACTCTGCATTGCTATCGATAAATCTGTCGGCAATAATTCCACATTTTCCGCACACGTAATTTCCCTCGTCAAGCATTACATTTGAAGAAGAACAATAGACACATAATTGATGATCTTGCTCAAAGAGTGAATCACCCTGTTTTATATTGCTCTTATCAAATGAATTGAAGAGGGACCATATATCGTCATCAGTATCAATATCAGTCATTTGGAAAAAATGACACCCAATATCTGTTGAGGTCATTTAAAAATATATATTTTCAATTTTTTAAGTGATGATGAGTTTTTATTAAACATTTATCATTATTTCAATAAAAATTTGAAAAATCCTTGATTGCATATATCAATTACTCGAGCAACAACAGACGAATATATGAAGGAGCAATTTCTAATTCCAGCTATTAGATGTTGTGAAAAACAAGTAAATTGTGAAGAGCAAGTCAACCAACATTCTGTCCATATATCTGGTAGAGATGAACAGATATTCATCAAGAGCAAAAATCCTATTCATCAAACAAAGTATACACTCAGTGATTTCCAATTTGAAAAATGTTTACATCAAGGTGGAGCTTCAGTTGGAGGAAGGGTTTATAAAGCCATTCACAAACAATCACAACTATGCGTTGTCTTGAAAATGTTTATTGTCCCAGACGCATCTTCCCGCATCAAGGTATTAATTGAAAGAGAAATCAGTATTCACAGCCAACTAGATCACCCGCATATAATACAGTTGTATGCCGCTTTCAAGGAAGGATTATATATTGTTCTCGTGCTGGAATATGCCGAACAAGGTGACCTTTTGCCTGCTTTACACTGGAATTTAACGGAACATGAGCTTAAATACAATATAGTTAAACCTCTCATTTTAACACTCCAACACCTTCATAATAATGGTATTGTCCATCGGGATATCAAAGTAGAAAACATATTTCTTGATAAAGAGGGCATTATAAGATTGGGGGATTTTGGGTTGGCAATTGATAGAACTATAGAGGTTCCCAAAACACCTCGTGTAGGAACCAGTTTATTTATGGCTCCGGAAGTGAGTCAATCAAAGGAGAAATCTGCTCAGCACATATCTTCATACAATGAAAAGGTTGATGTTTATTCCCTAGGCAGAATGATCCTAGAATTTATTCAACACAATAAAAGTACCCAAATTACTCAACCATTTAAGGACTTTATTGCATATTGTCTTATATTAGACCCAAATTTGAGACCATCTTGTAGTGAGTTGCTAGATCATACATGGTTCAATGCAATGAATATAGAATATAGAATATAGAATATAGAAAATAGTTTGTAATAATAATAGATATGCTTATCTTATTTTTAATACTTGTAGTTTTGGCGATATATTGCTTAGTGTTTGTAAAAATCAAAGAGAACTTTGAAACCATACTCACAAGTTCTACATCTCAGGCCCTTCTCGAACATGATAAACGTATATGTAAACCAATATACAATGCTGTCAAAAATATATCTGATTTTACACCTATGATTCGCAATATGAGATTACTGGCAAGTCATCAAGAGGGTAAAGATACATGCTATTTGAAATCTTCGGATACAGTTATGAACAACAACGATTGCAGCAAAGCGAACCAGAATATCTACAATACTAAATTTGCAAATACAATTGATTCCATATATCCTGGGAAAGAAATAGATGTTGAAAACTCAAATTTGATAACAAGTGATGTATGTTATGTAAAATTTAAAGACGATGCTCCTCAACATGAACTACGCGATTATTCTTTATTTCTTAATGATGCTGATATTCTGCCACTGACGAAGCAAATTCAAGATTTGTCATCTTTAAATAATGACCTTAACAACAATATTACCAATCTTTCTTCACAATTGACAGACACTGCTTCTCGATTATCCCTTGCAAATGCAAATAATTCTACATTAAATGCTAAAGTCACATCGCTCACTGGACAGACAACCAGTTTAACCAAAACCATTTCAGATTTAAATTCTCAAATAGGTAATGGTCGTAAGAATCCAAATTGGAAACAAATGCCTGGCAGTTTGAAACAAGTCGATTTAGATAATAATATTGTCTGTGGAGTCAACGTTGTTGATGATATTTATTGTGCGGATAAAGATATCTTCACAAACCCCAATTGGTTCAAAGTGCCAGGTAAACTCACACATATTTCTGTCAGTAATGGCAAACTTTATGGGGTAAATTCAAATAATGATATTTTCTATGCAAGCAATTACAAGACAGGAAACTGGGTGCAAATTCCAGGTAAATTATCTCAAGTCAATTTGGATAGTAATTATGTTTGTGGTGTAAATTCGTATAATGATATATTTTGTAAAGATGATTTGGCCAGCGGAAATTGGTTTCAGTTGCCAGGAAAACTTACACACATTTCTATAAGTAATGGAAAACTGTATGGTGTAAATGCGAACAATGATATATTTTATGCAAGTAATTACAAAACTGGAAATTGGATTCAAATTCCAGGTAAATTGAAACAAGTAAATATTGATGGAAATACAGTATGTGGTGTAAATTCATCTAATGATATATTCTGTAAAGATGACTTGAATGGTCAAAATTGGTTTCAAGTACCTGGTAAACTGAACAATATATCTGGAAACAATGGAAGATTATACGGAGTAAATTCAGCGAACACGATTTTCTCAGCGTAATATCCAATATTTCGAAATGAAAAAATAAAAAATTCCAAAAAAGCGTTTATCCAAACTCCAACAAAGCATCAATTTCAGATTTTATATCTTCTGGAATCTTTGTCGTGTCAATAAGAAGTGTATTTAATTCAAAACGTTCCCTGAATTCCGGACTTTTTGATAATTTTTCCTCTAGAAGATCAAAGTCTTCTGCCAATAATTGTGCTTTTTTCTCTCCGCATTTTGGAAAAACACTTGGAATGTTATCCGATTTGTCTCCCATAATGATTTTGATACGTAAATAAATATCAGGTTCGTATGCAAGACGTGGTTTTAAATCAACATTCTTCATATTGACAAGCGTAACATTCTCTTGAATGAGTTGCAGATAATCATTGTCATTTGTTACAATTACAATATTTGTAGAAGGGTGTTCATTTCGAATCTTTCTTGTGAACACAGCAATAACGTCGTCTGCTTCAGCGTAATTGTGTTCGCATGATTGGACATGAAATTTGTTTTCTAAACGTGGGAGAAGAGTGTTGTAACAGAATTTGAAAATGTCCCCATTGAATGTAGTAAGTCGTTCCTCTCGCGATTTTTTATAGTTTGTATAATATTTATATCTCCAAATATGATCTCTCATACAATCTTTGGCAAAGATAATATTTGTATAAGGAACATTGTGTTTTTTTCGCAGTTTTTCCATGTTATCTTCAAATAATTTGTTGAATTTATCCATAAAAGCAGAATTCTCCATGATCGTAGGAACATCAAGGACAGTCTTTTGAGCCAATTTGTACCAATTGAAGACAGCAAAATATCGGTAAAATATAAAGTAAGATGTATCTATAAGCATTACGGGTTTATTTGGATCAAGTCGAACCATCTTCCGTATTATATTATAAGCAGTTTTTTCTTTTATATTGTAAACTTTCAAATTTTATTTTATTTTAGAAATGCCAATACAATAAAACTCAATATCCATAGTACAATAAGTGAGGCAACAATCCACGCGTAAGTATTACAGTTACCTACGGTGAGGCAGTTCACGGAATATACATGAATAGCGAGTGGAATGCTAATAAGTAGTGCTAAGAATAATCTCTTTTTAACATCATAAGGGACTATTACAGGAATATTAGTATCTGGATCATAGACTTTAATTTGTGTTGGAATAAGTAGAGCTACTACAAGTATAATTGAGGCTATGAAAGTAAAGTACGCTTGAGTTGATAGTTTCATCATTTTTATTTTATGGAAGAAAAAAGCATTTTCATCAATGATAAAACCAAAAATATATCATTTCGCATTTATCAAATGTGAGTTCTCTAAAGTAATATCAGATCAGATGATATAAGTGTCAACAATTTCGCATTTATCCAATGTTCCCAATCCATTAAATGACTTTGATTTCTTTATTTTGTGTAATTTTTTTGAAAGTATCTCTTTGACATTTTGCAAATAGTCGATAGTGCAATGCACCATTACCGAGTTCAAGAGTTCAAATGGACTGTCAGGTGTCTGAAACCCGTCTGGTAATTTTATTGACTTGAAATATGTATAATACATCATGTACTGAAATTCTCCTTCCCTCGTCTTGTAGTTTATGAATTTTTCACGGTATTTAGTCATTAAACAATGAATATCCTTGATGAGGTCTAAGTGGTTTTGGCGTTGAACCACCAAGAAGGGAGAAATCCATGAAAAATGTTCTTGGTTACTTTCATAAATGTTGCAGATTGTATAAGTATCCAACTCGCTTATTATCTTTTGAAAAACATCAGGGTGTAATACGGTTGCCATATTGTTGTGTTGAAAGATATTTCACTTTCGTGAAATGTATTTCATATTTTTTAATTTTTATATGTAAATAAATAAAATATGACTATTACTGGAAGTATTGAACAAGCTCCTTATGATTCTTACTTATATTCAGACTGTTTAAATGGAGATGTTATCTTCCGCAGTATAAATTCCAATAGTTTCATCTTTGGATTTAACTCTAACGTTCCCAGTGGATTTTCAATCAAGCAAACCTCTGGTACTTTTGTTAATGGGAACTCAAACACACAAGCTAATATGACCCTTTATAGAGCTCGGTCAAATAATGCAGCTCTTCAAACTAATGATGTAATTGGTTCCCTTAATTTTGGGTGTCGTTATGGGGCAAGTACAAGTTCTAACGTAACATCTATTTCATCTATATATACTGGTACAGGCACAACAAAGTCCGGTGCATTACTTTTTAACACAGAATGTAATGCTGGAATGACCGAGCGTATGCGTCTCACAGATGCTGGTAATTTCGGAATTGGCACACCTTCTCCATCCGGAATTCTTCACGCCCGTACAGCGCGCCGCACACAACGTCAATTATCCTTTTATAACAATACAAACACAAATCAATGGTATGACTATTCAACATTATATTCAAAATATAGCTCAAATCAATGGTATTTTGAGACAAGTAATAATACCATATGCACTATTGCTTTTTCTGGTTCATCAAATTCTCAGAGTAGGATCACCAATTTGCAATATAGTAGTAATGGAACTTGGGTGGCTGTTCCAGCAGACGGAACAATCCTTCCATTTTATACCCCAGCGACTGTTGGTGGTGGGATCACAGTATTTGAGTTAGAAGATAGTGCCCCAGTTACTATTACTGATAAAACTAATATGATAAAGACATTCACAGCCACATCCAGTGGCTTGGTAGGTATAGGAAAATCTAATCCTGCATATAATTTAGATGTGGTAGGTGATATCAATTTAACCGGAACATTGCGTCAAAATGGAACGTCTTTTGTAGGAGGTGTTGGTTGGGCTGCAAGTACTTCCAATATTTATTCAAATTCTAATATTGGTATCGGAACCTCAAATCCATCATACCCATTACATGTTTCTGGTGCGATATTTGCCACAGGTGATATAACCGGGTTGTCTGATATACGTGCAAAATCTGATCTTCAACCCATTGAAAATGCCCTTGAAAAAATAAATAAACTTTCTGGTTACACCTATTTGTTAAAGGATCCTATTACAAATAAACTATCCGAATCTCGTCATGCAGGTTTGATTGCTCAAGAGGTACAAAACGTGTTACCAGAAGTGGTGAATGAAAATAGTGAGGGACAGTTATCACTCGCATACGGAAACATGATGGGTTTGGTTATTGAAGCATTAAAGGAGTTGAGTGAAGAAAATAAATGTTTGAAAGCCACAGTTCTTGAACTATCCAACAAAAAGTAAGTATTATGAAAAAATGTTACTAAATTTTTAATTTTTTGTTTTTTGTTTTTTGTTTTTTACATAAAATATGTTTAAATATTAAGAAATGGTTTTACCGTCAACGGGAACATTAAGTTTTTCTCAAATTAAAACAGAATTCGGTGCAACTTATGTTAAATATTCTCTTTTTCTGGGTCTTTCTGCTGGGATTCCTATAACAGGTCCCCTTAGTCTTTCCCAATTAAGAGGAAAGTCAGCATCTACGCCATCTGTATCTGCAATCAGTAACCAGAATGTAAATACAGCAAGTTCCATTCAATATGGGTCAATAAACCTTGGTTCATATGTGAGTGATACTTATGGCGGAACACTTTCATACAGTTCACCATCGTTCAATTCTTCATATGTGTCTTCTGCTTCAATGAGTGGTTCAACATTAAGCTATAGTGTTCCAATAAACAAATGGGCAAATACAACACCTATAACGGTTGTCGTGACCAATAAATTTGGGAAAACTGCAACAATATCAATACCATTATTTATTACAGGATATAACATTTCTACAACTACACCATCAAGTTCAAGTTTAACGAACAATACAGCAACGTATTCACTGTCAAGTTATTTTACAGACTATTCGGGGTCTGGACTTTCATATTCAATTACTAGTAATCCGTATTCAAATGCATCTATATCAAGTGGTACATTGAGTATTGTAGGGAATTATAGAAACACATCATACTCCGTAATTGTAAATGCAAGCAACTCTTTTGGTCAAAGTGCAAACGTATCGTTCTCAATTGTAGAAAGTAATCCCACACCATATAACACTCTAAGTTTGGACTATTATGGTAATGCTCTTGTAGTTGATTGGTATAACTACAGTGCAACTCAATTGTATGTAGGAAGGCAAATAAAAACTTCAACTTATTTTACCATGCCATCATCAAGGAATAATTGTCAGTTAACGCTCACAGTAAACAATATAGGAGCTGGAACTGGTTACGTTCAATTTGGCATTTGTGATGCATATGGAACAAACTACATTTTGTGCAATCCTCCCGCGAAATCTTCAGGGGTGACACAATTTAATTACACTTCGCAGGTGTATACAGGAGCACTCACAGCAGGTGGAAATTATTGGGCATTTATAACATTGAACCCTCAATCATCTGTGCCATGGCAAGCAGGATCAGTTAATCTTTATGTATCTTTCTGGTAATAATGCCTATATATTTTTTATATTTTATGTATGCTATGTTTCTATATTTGAAGATTGTCATACAAAAAACAAATTCTTTTGTCCTTTAATTATAAAATGACTATTTCTGGTACTATAGAACAAGCACCATCTAATGCGTATTATTTTACAGATGTGGCATCAAATGACATTTTGTTCAGGGCATTTCAGAATGCCAGTTTCTGCTTTGGAGGGGGGTCAAATGTGCCATCTAGCCTCAAGGTAAATTCAAATACAATCACGATGATGTCTGGACTTATTGGCATTGGTACCAGTAATCCTCAAGGAAATCTACATGTGTACAATGGTTCTGCATCACCTTCTTTATTAGTAGATGGAGGAGGCTATGGAAATAGAGGAGTCCTGAAGATTATCCCTACGAATGCCGGAAATCAAATTCAAAGTGGCGTTCAAGCCAGCAATGATAGTAAAGCTGATATAGTTTTTTCCTCTTATGGTGGAACAACAGAATGGATGCGTATCAAATCTTCAACATCTAACATTGGTATTGGAACTTCAACCCCTCAATATAAACTTGATGTGAATGGTTCAGGAAACTTCACTTCAGTAAACTCAACAACCATTGCAGTGTCTAATATTTCAGCAGGGACTTCATGCAATTTGAATATAGGATGTGATAGTAACACTTCGACTGTAAATATTGCATGCACATCTAATGTACAAACTGTTAATATAGGAACAGGAGTATCCGGGGGAACAACCATTAATATCGGAGGTCCATCTGACACTATCTGTATTGCTGGTACTCTTGAATATGTGCAAACAACTGATATGGCAGTAACAGACAAATTGGTAACTTTAAACAAAGGTGGTAGTGCATTATCAGGAACTGGTGTTGGTATCGCAATTGAGGAAAGTAATGCAATTACAGGTTATATTAAGACCAGTTCTGATCGTAATGGATACCTTTTAAGAGCACCAAATTCGACAACCGATTTATCAATGGATCTCTCTTCTGGTGGTATGAATATAAACGCAAATGCCGTTGTCCTGGATAGTTCAGGTAATTTTGGCATTTCAACAGCAACTCCAACCGTTAAACTAGATGTGGCTGCAGGTGATATCAAGGTGCAAAATGGTGGCAACACAGCTGATGCAGGTGGTGCTCTAAACTTTTCCGCAAACCCGTCATCTCTTCCAATGTCAAAAATTAAGGGTGTCCTTAATAATTATGGAAATTCTGGCACACAAGACCAAGGTGGTATTGCATTCTTCACAAGACCTTATCCAGGAAATAGTACATCGAATGCAGCATTAGCAGAAAAAGTTCGAATTGATCACACTGGTGCTCTCGGTATTGGAACATCAACTCCAAGCACAAAACTTCATGTAGTTGGTGATACTCTTGTCAGTGGTGGAATCCATATTGGGGCTTACGAAAAAGCATCACCATCAAATGGAAATGCTCCTGTGTATGGACTTGGTGTATCAAACTCAGTTTTAAATGTATCAGGTTGGAATGGAATAAAAATGTTCACTTCAACAAATTCTTCAAATTTCAATGAACGGCTTTCAATAACCAGCGCTGGACTCGTAGGTATCGGAACATCAAACCCAACAGAAAAAATTCATGTAATGGATGGTAATCTACAATTGGAGAAGTCAGGTGCCCTTCTTAAACTTGTCCAAAAGAATGTTTTACCATATATGGTTGGTTTCAGAGATACTACAACGAGTGACCTTTCAATACTTTCCACTGTATCAAGCAATGAATTTATGACTTTCAAATCCAATGGCAATATTGGCTTCAACACAACTTCACCTCAATATTTAGTAGATGTGAATGGAATAATGAATGCAAGCAATATTTACATGAATGGGATGCCAATTTCTATAGGATCATTCTGGATGCAGAAGAATGGGGGCAATTGGAGTGGTTGTAATATGGCGATTGGTGCTCTTTCAAATCAACAATACACACTGAATGTTTATGGTGCTGCATATTTTGGAGGAAGTCAAGCACTGACACCAACCACACAAGGTTCATATATTAATTGGAATCAAAATGGTAGTTCTGGACAAACACAATTTATCAATCATCGTGGAGCTGGTACTGGAGGATTCCATTTTGATTTATACAACTCTAATGGTTTTGTAAGCACTCCCGTTTTGATAGATGGAACAGGAAATATGGGTGTTGGAACTACTTCACCATCTGCCAAAGTAGATGTTTTACAAGCAGTAGATCCAGAAATTCGGGTAAGGTCTGATACAAATTTGAAATTACGTATGGGTGTATCAACAGCTGGAGGAACAATATCTGCAGGTGCTTTGGCAAATTCTGCAATCATTGCAAATGATTTTGGACCTCTTCAACTTGCCACCAAATATTCATCAAATTCAATTTCTATTGTGCGAATGACATTTGACAGTAATGGAAATGCTGGTTTGGGTACAATCACACCTAATGTGAAACTCACCCTTTCAGGACAAGATCAATCAATGTTGGGGCCTCATATTAATGCGTATACATCTGCTGATAACTATCCTCTGTTCCAAATTCTACCGTACAGTCATAACAATGTCAGTTTGAATTTTGATTGCTTTTACGATGGAACATGGAAAAGTTCGTCTTCAACAAATTGCTATTCAATTTCAAAATTCTTAAATACCCTCAACTTTAATTATGCTTCAAATGTAACAGCAGGTGGCACAATAGGATTCCAAACAACAATGTGTTTGAGTAATGCCAATGTTGGTATTGGCACATCTTCTCCTGCTTATAAATTAGATGTTTCAGGCACAACTAATTCAACAACTATTTATGAAAATGGAACACTGTTATCTTCCAAGTATGCTCTTTCAAATGCACCCCTGCTTCCACTTTCAGGAGGCACTCTTACAGGAATATTAACTGGTACTACAATTAATGCAAGCAATGCAAACTTTTCCAACCTTAGTGTTCCAGGCACACTGACAGTTGTAAACATCACAGATTGCAATATTGTTGGAAGTAATTTAACAATGTCAAAGGTATATGCATCACAACATCTTGGAAATGCAACAGACACATCTTCCACACCTGGTCATACTTGGTGTAATGATACAGTTACAGGTATGTTCCATCCTGCACTGTACACAATAGGTTTCTCTACAAGTGGTTCTGAACGGTTAAGAATTTCACCCACCGGTACAATTTCTACTGCTTATGCATTCCTATCTGATGCATCGCCTGGTGGATATTATAATGGTTTTACAGTCAATAATAGTAATATCAATTTGGGAAGTGGAGCACAAATGACATTACAAACTGGTGGAAATTGGGGTGCATATTTGTTACAAACAGCACTATCAGATGGTAACTATTTCAAAATAGATTTGACAAGAAACGGAACAAGTACAAGAGATAACGCATATTACTGTAAAAATTATGGGGGAACCATTACACATAATTTTACTGGTGGAGTATCTGCGGCATATGGTGTAACATGCGAAGCAGCTATAGGAGGAAATATTACTGGTCTTGTAGTTAATAATACCAATGTCAATTATGGAAGCGGAGCAGCAATCAAATTACAGACCGGTGCAAATTGGTCTACACAATTGTATGAATCATGTCAAGGAGACGGAAATTATTTCAGAATAGATCTAACAAGTGGAGGAAGTGCAACGCCTTCACCTGGTTTTGCTGTAAAGAACTATAATGGAGCTATTACTGCATTGCATTATGGAAATGTTGGTATTGGCACAACAACACCAACAGCACCACTCCATGTTGCGGGAAGCACTGCGTCTAATTTCAGTGCCCATAGATATGTTGTGTACAATTCTACAGGACAATCCGCAAATTATCCATCAGCACCTGTATCCATTTATGCGGAAAATCGGATTCTATGTGCTGAATTGGATGTGCCTTCTGATATTCGTCTCAAGAAAGATATTGCCGCTCTTGAGGAATCAAACATGATTAATGTTTTGGAAAGTTTGAAACCTTGCAATTACACATGGAAAGATCCAGCACGTTCGGGAAAAAGAGAATATGGTTTCATTGCCCAAGAAGTTGAAAGTGTGCTACCAAGTGCAATTCAACTGAATGAAAATTACATTGCTTGTATTTGTCAAATATACCAAGCAACAAATCTAAGTGAGGGATCATTTAGAATTCCTTATGATGAATCAAACAAATGTATCGAACAAACATCAAAAGTGTGCATAATGCCAAAAGACGGTTCTGCAATGGAATGTTCCGTGGGCGAAATCACCTCTTCCAACATTGAGCTTCTTCCAGTCAAACCATTTACAGCTGATGAAATAAAATCTATTACCGAGAACGGTATATTTGTAGAAGGTATTTTTGTAAATGATATGAGGACATTAGATACCAACCCGATTGTTGTTGTTGCTGTTGCAAATGTGAAACGCTTACACGAAGAGAATAAAACAATGAAAACTCAAATGGCAAATCTTCAAACAGCAATGGAACAACAACAAGTTCAAATTAACAATATATTAGCAAAACTAAATAATGCTTGATAAAATATAGAAATAAAATTTGAACATATATAAGCAAATATTGAACAAGAGTTATAATTACTATAGACAATGGGAGTCCCTGCTTACTTCAAAAGTATAACACGTAAATATCCGATCATAATCGACCATAGTAGGCCAAAATGCTCCAGGTTGTTTTTGGATTTGAACTGTGCAATTCATCAATGCACACAAAATATACTCCATATGAATCAAATGATCCTACCAGAAGTCCTTGAAAAAGAAATTGTGAATCATACAATAGACTATATTCTTAAAATTGTAAATTATGTTGAACCTTTAGAATATTTAATGATTGCTATTGATGGCATTCCACCGAGAGCAAAAATTGTGCAGCAAAGGAAAAGACGTTTTGTATCAAGTTGGAAACAGGATCTTATCAATGTTAAACGCAAAGAGAATAATATACCCTTTACTGCATGGGACACAAATGCAATTACCCCTGGAACAAAATTCATGAATTTTCTTTCCAAGCATCTCCATGATTATTTTGATGATAGTGATAAATTTAAATTCAAAGTTGTCGTGTCAGATAGTAATGATCCCGGTGAGGGAGAAGCCAAAATTTTGGATTATATTAAAGCAAACGCCCCTCCAAATCATAGTGATATAATTTACGGTCTTGATGCCGACCTCATTATGCTAAGTCTACTGTCAAGTAAGAATAATATATATCTATTGCGTGAGCCAGTCCACTATGATATGAAAGTACCAAAACCTTTCCTTCTCTTAAATATTCAATTACTTCGAAGATTTATTGCTATTGAATGTTCAGACACACAAGGAAATTCCATTTCAGAAGAAGAAATGTTAAATAATGATCTGTTTGATGAAAATATTGTCTGGGATTATGTTGTCTTATGTTTTTTCCAAGGTAATGATTTCATCCCGCCACTTTCATTTTTGAAGATTAGATACAATGGTATTGATATGATGATACAGACATATAAAAAGGTAAAGAGTGAAATTCAACAAAATTTGGTTATGAAAACTAACAATAAATATGAAATTAATTATTTATTTCTTCACAAAATGTTTGAATACCTAAAAAGTACAGAAGATGAGTGTTTTTGTGAAGCAGATGAAAAATACTATTCCACACAACCTTATATGATATTGTATGGCAGAAAATCACCAGTGGACAAGTTGTCAGCAGAAATAGATAACTATCCTTCGCTGAACAAGCATCCAAAAAAGATCCAGCCGCAAAAACCTGGATGGAGACTGCGATATTTTCATGAATTATTCAAATTTGAAGATATTCAAGATATTAATGATGCATGTTTAAACTATTTGGAAGGAATTGAATGGGTGACAAACTATTACTTTAACCAGTGTATTTCCCGAGATTGGTATTATAGATACAATTATAGTGTTACAATTCTGGATTTGTTCAACTTTATGTTGATGAATATG